TTTAATGAGTAGTATATCGCCCGGATCAAACTCATACATTGTTCCAAGATAAGAGTACCTCCATTTTTTTATTACATTACTTTCTGTGCCATACATATCAAACTGATAGTTTCTTTCAGGAACGACCTTCATTGGGTCGAGGTTCCACAAAGAAGAAGAGAATGATTTGTCCATTCCTACTGGAGAAACTGCAAGAACAGGGCTGTATCCAAATATCTTCGCTATTACAGTTTGTTGTGCATTAAACTCGAACCACGTTTGTAAAGGATTTGGTCTTTTAAGTAGGCGCATAATTCTCAATAACTTCGGATTCTTTCTGAAGTTTTTAATTCTTGCTCCATAATCATCAACAAACTCTATTATTCCATTTGAGTCGGCTTCGGCCAATCTGTCAATTACAGCAGCTAATGGAGAGCAATAATTGTACGCCCAAAACTGCATTGAGTGATTGTCCAAACCAAGCCAAACTGGACTAATTCCGCTCCCTGTCAAGTCCATTATTCCTCCATCGCCGTCTGTTGGTATAAACTCAGCATTTGTCGGAACAGGTATTGCTTTTGCCCCTATTGTTCCAAATAGGCTATTTGCTCCAGACATATCAACATCTCTGGAGCTCCTTCCAACTAAAACCTTAAAAGCCTGGGTTATACGATTCATTTTTAATAGTTTTTGGAGGTTGGCGGGAGGAAGCAGCCGAACCCCTACCCGCCAAAGCAGTCACTGACCGCTACTTCCTCCGACAATCAAAGACAAAACAACAAAGCCAACGAAGACAACAAAGCAGAAATTAAGTTCAGTTCCTCAAAGAATAAAGGTTGTGGGGTTATGTTCTTAGGTATCTTGTGTAAACGCCTATCCTTATCGCATCCATACAGTGGTTATTCTTATCTATTGGTATGTTAGTAGTTTTTCCTTCCCTATCGCACATCCATATATACATTGATCTTTCTCTGTGCAAGTTCTTACTTGAAGATGTATAAACAACCTTATACTGTTTTAGTAGCTCAATTCCAGCATTTATACTTCCTATACCCTTCCTTGCTGGAAATGCACTAACTCCAAGCTTCCTTAATTGCTTGATCATATCTGGATCATGGTCGCAGAATACTGGCATAATCTCCTTGTATCCACTTGCATTAAGAATCATTGATATATGCTTTGCTGGTAATCCTGTTTCATAAGCTAATTCTTTTATAAATAGCGTTTCACCAACAAGACACATTTTAACAATTGCTGTAGGATCATTTGTATAACCAAAGTCAACTGCAAATATTGGATCAACATCTCTTGGAAATATATCGTCATCTATTATATCCCAGTCAGGATAAATTACTCCTGTAACATTTCCTGTCAATCCCCTTGCATAAACCCTCCACAGCTCCTTATCCCTAATCCCTTCTATTTCTGCGTGCTTTGATTCGCTTAGAAACGGATTATGTCTGTGGTCTGATATTAGCAATGAATTACCAGGTTGGCCAATAAGTTTCTCATGAGCCCAAAAGCGAATAGATGGATTATAGTCTATTATACTTTGATCACTACGTGAATCTAATTGAAACCATGTAAGCCAGTCAAACTTATTTGCCTCGTTTACAAAAAGCCTCTTTCGTTTCTGCCCGCGTGCAGAAAACTCGTTTTCAAAGACCTTGAACTCCAGTATTGAACCAGAATTAAAAATGAACAGGTGATCAGTTTTGTTATATTTACTGATGTAAGCCTTAAACTTTGGATAAACATACATCTCAAAGTCCCTTAACGCACCACCCTTCAAGTGTGGAAAACTCATTGAGGTAACAGTTGTAACACCACCATCAGATTCCTCTGCACAAAGGGTTGCCAAAGCTGCAAGAATGTTAACAGTTTTTCCACTATACTGCCCACCCTGATTGATGATTCTACGAGTGCCAACCTTCAATAAACGAAGGTTCTCCTCGTAAACTACTGATACCTGCATATACTTTATACACGCATACACATATTTCCACTGCCTGCCGGCGGCTCGATTCCTCAAAGAAAGAAGGATTCATACCCCAGTCCGTAACTCATGTCTATTGCCCTTGGCCTTTGGAAGCTCTCTCGCTCCGGTACCTGGATTTCAATACATAAAGCTACGGAATTAATTTGGAACGGCAAAATGAAACTTTGCACATGTTATGCACTTTTTATTTGAAAATTAGGGGAGTTTGTTTGTGAGTTCAGAATAGGGCAAAACCCGTCTCGAAATTTTTTTTTCGAGACGAGTTGGCTAAACATTAACAGGGCCTGCCATTATGACAGGCGCCTGTATTGTTGTCAGGCCTTTGGGGCCAACATGCCTTTTGCACGTTTGAACAATGTAACCTGCGTAGTCAATGTTCCAACAGTGTATTTGCCGGTCTCTTTTAACTGTTTTGTAACAGTTGCTATGTCGAGGCCTGTTGCAAAGAGGCGCTCGATCTCTGCGTAAATTTCCGCACCAATACCAGCCTCACGGGTTCCTGTTCCACGTGGAACGCTATTTGATGTTGCAACTTTGGAGGCCACAGGAACACCCTTCACTTTTAACAGGTCATTAACAAGGCTGTCAACGATCTCTTTTGATGTTGCAACAACGTCTTCTTGGTGGCCTTCCTCTGCCAGAATGTCGGTAGCCCTGCGGTAATTTTCGAGACGTTCCTTAATTGCCTCAATTGCCGCACTGCGCTCCTCGGCCAATTTTGCCTGCAAATTTTCGGAATCTACGATTTTTTGCAAACGATCAACTTCTGCGGAAATTGCCTGCACCTTCGCAAAGGCTGCGTCTTCTTCGGGGCCGGGATTGGCCTGCTTGAATGCTGCACGAAGCTCGGCCTTTTCAATAATCGCAGCGGCCAATTTTTCGCTGTTTGTTTGGGGCACAATTGCGGCCTGTGTCTGTTCGGTTGCGGCGGCGGCTGTCTCGGCGGCGGCGGCTGTTGTTTTGTTCTCTTTCATAAATGTTAAAGCCGTGTTAATGGGGGTGGCGTTATTGCCGTTCCCTTCGGCAATACAAATGTTAGACAATTTCACCACATGGCAATGGACAAGACTGTTAAAAAAATGTTAAACGATTTAACGTCATTTTACACATGGAACGCGCGCCTGCGTGAGATCTTTTTTTGACACTACCAAATATTAGGCAATATTTATTTTTGCAACGATATTGCAATAACCCCAAATTTCAACGATCTCAACCTGTCTGGGGTAATTGTACCAAAAAACATTTGAGGCCAAAAAAACGCCTCTAATTGAATGATGGTAGTCAAAACTAATGACAAAATAAATAATGTTAAATCTTGTTAACATTTCAATTTGTTAGCAGACAATTAACAGAGAGGAATTTACAACAATTCAAAATAAATTAACAGGTTTAGACAAACTTTAACAATTGCAATTTTAACATTATTTTAACGCCAAAAATCGTATCTTCCGCTGGTAATGGAAATGAGCTACTATACAATAACAGGTACCAGGTATTACATACCTGGTAGTATGCAATGCCTGGCACCGATAATAATAACTGAGAATAAATAGGTAAATTTACCTTTTGGATTTTTTAATCTCTTTTAACAACTTCTCCATTTTCCAAATCTAACTTTTCTAAAACTTCCAGCTCGGAATTTGCAAGTTTTTCTGAACTTGCCCTAACGATTGATATTGTAAGCTTTCCTCCAGGAGTTTCCTGGTCCCCTATTCCAAGTATTCTTGATACAAAAACAGCATTGTAAACTCCAACAGTTGCAAGTTCTTGGTTCTGGACATATATTACATATAGAATCCTCATTATTACACTATAATATAAGTCACCCTCGTCCCTTGATTGCTTTATTGCAGAAATATACTCCTCTGTTATACCACAATGCAAGCACAATCCCTTTATCGTGTACGGTCTCTGTGATTCTTCTGTTGCTTGACCTCCGGCATTTTTTCCTGTTTGTATAACCTTTTTGTACCTTATTGGTGACGAGTCGCACCACATAAAGTAACTTACGGCCGATTCCCACAACTCTTCCGGTGTTGTTGGCGTCTTTACGTTTCCTCCAGCTAAAACTGCCCAATGGTTTTCCATATTGCCTCCTTGAATTCTTCAAATGATCTAATTATTTTATATAGGTGCCCTCTGGCCTTAACCTTTTCTTGGAAATCTTTCTGATATTCTGATTGCTTGTTGTCGCCAACTTTCAACTCAATAAATACAACACAGAATTCCCCAATAAGAATAAGGTCAGATGCTCCCCTAACCACCCCGAGAGCCTTCTTCATATTGCCCTCCACCCTGTTCGAGCTATTATTATCAATGCACAAGAGCATTCTCCTATGTTCCGGGTATGTATTCCAGAACCACTGAGTGCATTGAGCCTGTAGCCTGTGCTCTGCGCTATTCATTTCCAATTTCCTCCTCTATTTCTTTTATTGCGGAGTTTATAGCTTCTCTCAAAACAATGAGCTGATCAAAGTCAAGCTCAATTTCGGCCATTGAATTATAGCCAAATACCTTTATACAAAGGTTTCCATCATCATTTAGTTCCTTGTCAACCATAAGTGATGAATCATAGAACTTTCCATCAAGGGTCTTAAAATACCCATTAATTTCAATTTTTGCCATAAGATAAGAATTGATTTTGCGGCCATTTTCGGCCATTTTATTTAATTTGATACAATTGCCAATAAAACAATACAAAGCCCCAAAAACGCCGTGAAACATGCCGTGAAACAAATTTTTTGCAACATTTCGCTCCACGCCATGCCATGCCACGCCAAACTATGTCTCTCTCCAAAACTTGTACCCCCATGAATCGTCTACAGAAAAGTTAATGCACCGATAGATTGAATTTCCACCGATCCCCTTAACATCTCCTCCGCCATTAACCATAACCTCGAGCTCCAAAACTACAATTTCGCCAAGCGGGACAACTTCCCCATCAGCAAGCTGCACGAGCCCGGCCACATCCCAAATCTTCCACTTCGGCCCATCAAATATTCCTCTTGCAATAGCGAGCGTGTCTGTCTCCACAAAAGAATGTGATGAGGATTGTTCCTCAAAAGAATAAGTGTTCATGTTGATTTGTTTTACTACAGCCAACTAANNCAACTAATTGTTTTACTACAGCAAACTAATTGCATAGCAATGCAAAAAACCGCTTGCTTCATGAAAATGCACATTTGTTTCAAAGCATACATTTGTGATTCAAAATTTCGGTTATTGGTGCGCTGATTTTTGCAATTGCCACACTGTCTAATGCACTTGTGATTCATCGCAGATTTTTTTTGTTGTAACACGTTGATTTTCAATGCTTTATTTGAATGACAAAAACGAGTTTTGGATCATCGGTTTTTTGGAGGGTTTTAAATTATTTTTTTTCTACTAAATGAAAAAAAAAACTCAACTCGCGAAAAGTTGGGTTTAGAGTCATCCTTTTCACCATCAATCACAAAACATTCATTTTCAACAATTTACATGAATCACAAAACGCTTCACAAAACCGTGAAACAAATCACAGAACGTGAAAAGAATGACAATTGCAAAAAAAGAAGGATAAGTGCTAAAAAAAAGAATCACAAAATATGCAAAAATGAATCACAAGTGCACCAAATGAATCACATATATACCAAAAGATGAATGACAGCCACATGCCATGAATCACAAAAACCGAAAAAAGAATTATTAGGCATCGAGAATGAATCATCGCACGTAAGGCTCTATGCCATCCAGCCAACCTACATGGAAGCCCATATTCCATACAGCGAACCCTCCATGGAAGCTCTATATGAGTCTGCGAGCACTCCATGGAAGCTCTATATGAGTCCAGCGAACCCTCCACTGCCAAGCATTTCATCAATGAGTCCATCAGGTATATCTATTTCTTGTTTAACATTTGATCTTGAATGCAATTCTGCAAAACGAGCCATGAACTCCTTCTTTCTTTGAGGAATCCATTGCTTTTGAAGATCGGCAAAGATGATTCGTTCTTTAAGGGAGTAGTCGGGATATTCGAGATCCCTCGCATCCATTGCATACCACATGTTTGGCTGTTTGCATCTTAGGCATGGTATTAATCCTTGGTTGAGCAATTCTACCGGTGTTCTGTCGACTATGTTTATTGGGAGGTAATGTGGTCTGTATCTTAGGCCAGGAAAATACATTACAGAGAACATGTTCCAGCTTAATCCAGCGCTTCTATAAATCTTTTCGTAATAAAATATTCCGAGATCATCCAATACTGCCTTGAACATTTTTTTGAATGCTTTCTGTGGAACATAGCAATTGTATGGCATTGTTGCTATTATGTCAAAGTAGCTCATCCATCCAATTATTGCGTTCTTGTTTTCGTATAGCTTGTTTGTCTTTCCGCTTCCGGCGAACTCTGGGTTGAAATCTATGTTTTGTTTTACATGCGTTTTTAGATCAGAATATATTCTGCCTGCCATTTCGCCTGTCATTCTTTTCATCCTTTCCATTTATTTCTATTTTTAGGTTTGCGTTTTCAGTAACCCACTCGATAATGCGTCTTTTATGGTGTGTTACATCTCCATTGTATTTGCCTGCAATTACGTTGACGCTTAGGAACATTTTGCCATCTTTGAAGTTTTCGTTTATAAAGTTTACTATTCCGTCAACAGGCTCTTCGTTTTCATGCAATTCAACTAAGCTGATAAGCGCTTTTGCGTAATCTCCTTGCAAACAAGGATGATGAGATCCATCACCTCCTTTGGTTGATTCCCATAGTAGTTGTATCCTATCTCCGTTCTTACCCAAATCACGAGTTCTGTAAATTGGAGTTCCCCCATCCTTTCCGATGCAAGCCTCAGCACTTTCAAATAGAGATCGAAGCTTTTTGTTGTCTGCATATATTTGTTTACGTTTTAAGAAATGAGGCCCAAACACTTTCTTCTTTGAGGAAAAGCCTCCAATTGTTTTTTTGCTTATTGATATTCCTTTTATGTATGCCATATGAATCCTCTCCTCTTTAATTCAAAGAAGCATCTTGCGGTTGCGAAAACATCCTCAAGTGCATCGTGAGCTCCATCAAACTCAACTCCAAACAGATGTTTGTGAAGATCTATTAGTTTTGGCCACTTGCCAAACATATGCTGAGTTCCTTTCATTGTGCAAATTAGTCCCGGCTTTCTTCCGTGATATTTTACCTTGTATCTTTCCATTTCGCATATTACTATTGGTCTGTCAAATGCTATGTTATGAGCTACAAGGTATTTTGACTGATACATCAATTCACAGAACTTTTCAAGACCGTGTATCATTGGGAGTCCAGACTCCTCAAGTTTTGATGTTGTGTAACCCTTTTCAAGCCAAAACGGTTCCTCTGGAACCTTCCATCCGTCTGGTTTAACAAGTGTAAGATACGAGTCAATTAGAGTTCCATGCTCATCAAATAATACCATAGCAAACTGTATTATTCTTGGCCAGTTATCTGTGTCATTTATTGGTGCTGCCCAGGTTTTTGGGAGTCCATTTGTTTCAGTATCAAAGAATAGGTACATATTTTTTCTTTTAATTGTTCAACATCTTTTTCTTTTGAGGAATCAAACTTCAACTTGTGTTTTTCTTTTGCGTATTGTTTTGATAGGCGTTGAATCTCAGACCTAATCTTATTATATTCTTTTAAATTCATTTTCAAGATCAGATATTTTAGTTTCACAATGTTTTATGAGAGACTTTGTTGCCTCTGTTGTGTAAAGCAATCCACATATAGAATCGTGGTCATAACCTGGACATGAAAAAGTGAATGTTCCGTTCCTCAAAGAAATAAGGATGTTGTTCATGTCTGAGATGTGCTCTTTTACGGCAATTGCTTTAAGGTAGTTTTCTTCTGTCATTTTTTAGATTGTTTAGGTTGTTTAATGCTGCTCTGTATCTTTGTTTTAGTTTTAAGCATCTTGGTCTCTCCATCATTGCTTTGTATGTAATGCGAAGCTCCTGCTCTGCTAATTTAATTTGGGTTTCTGTATTGTTTTCCATCTTCTTGCTCTGTTGATATTGATTCGTATGCCTGAGATGTATTAATGAAAGAAACTCCAAAGAACGCAAGTTCATCTGCAAATGACTTCAATTTTTCTATCATTTCAGCTCTCTCTTTAATATCATCTGGAAAATGAGTTTTTATTCCAATCTTTACATCTTCAATTGTTTCAGAAAAGATTGTTGATTCATGGTGTTTTCCAGATCTTGCTGAAACAAAAACATCAACACCTGCAACTTTTGCCATAGTTCCTACAGCTGTCAAAAACGATTTAACTTTTTCCTTGTCCATATTAATAAATATTTGTAGGCCGGGGCAGATACGATCTACCTTACTCCTCCTGCTTGAAGTTTACTCCTTCCATCAAGCTATTGGACCGGCCTTAGCATTACTCACCAACATCATACCAGTCGTCCCAATAATCTTCTATTGGATTGTCGTCTTCAATATCTTCTGGAAAGATAATATTAGGATCTATCATTGCTATCGCTTGAAAGGTAAACAATTAAAACTCCAATCCATCCCAAAAATATGCAGATAAGTGCAGAAATTCCCTCTCCCATTTTCTTTGCTGAACCAATTGACATTCCTACAAATATTGGAAGAAGCCAAAGTATTGCTGCAAGAAACAAGTAAAATATTATATCTATCATAGTTTATCTTTTTGCGCCAACAACAGGGAGATCATTGGCATATACAAACCTAAGGTTCTTTGGCAATACCTGCACAATTGAGCCATCCCTAAGCTCAACAAGTGCAAATGTAAACTGAGGATACGAGTTATCAAACTCTTCATAGTCTACTGCCCATTGATGGAATAGCCCCTCGTTTGTGAAGTCACTCCAACATCCTGTTCCAGGTACGAGGTGGCGATCTTTTCCTGTTGTGTACTGCGGCTGAATCCAAGCCTTAAATAAAACTTTTCTCATCTTCTGTTTGTTATTTAATTTCAAAATCAAATTCGGAGTAAACTTTTTGAGATGTATATTCTTGATACAACTTTTCAACGCTTTCCCTAAATTCTTCTATTTCCTGTTGTGTTAAATCTTCTCTGTTGAATGGAACATCAAGCTCGTAAATTTGGTCAAATATTCCAACAGATAGATCTCCTTTCTCAATCACGTAGAGTTTCATTTAATGCATCTTTTATTTCTTGAGGAATTTCTACTTCTTCAATTTCCCTTTTCCCGCCAGCTATGGCCTCCGAAAGCTTAGAAATGCAATCATCTTCATTTCTTCCAAAGAACCATCCAACAGATTCTACATAAATTCTTATTCCTTGACTTTTTTCTCCATTTTGAATTGAAGAATATACTTCAACTGTTTGGTATCTTGATCCAGTTGATTCGGAGATTTTGATAACTCTCTCCAAAAGCTCTTTAAGATTCACTTTTTTTGTCATTGTATAGTTGTTTTAGTTTTTCTTCGTTATCTCCATAAAGGTCATGCCATACCTTGTTGCACATTCCGAGTTCATCTCTGTGAATTATTGCAACAGACTCTTCGTTGTCTGGATATGTTGCAATTATCCAAAGGAAGTTTCCTCTTATTTTACTATAAAGTGCTATGATCTCTTTGCTCATTATCTGGAAGAATTTTTACATTATCAAATAGTCCTTTTTGATAGGCTTTTATTATTAGCAATATTGCAGATTCAAAAAACTCGTTATCTGAAATAACTGCGTGAAATAATTCGCCAGCAAAAATATTTTTTTCGTGAGGACTTAGTTTAGAATATTTTTCACACACCATTTTTAGAAGGTTTGTCGTTAAAGGCAAAATAGTTTCCAGCTTCGTCTGAAACAAGATTAGAAATTACGTTTCCACTTGAAAGTTGCTTGAAAACAGCGATTGCGTCATACGCCAACTGCTTTGATACATACTCGCTTTTATCAATAACTGATGCATTAATATAGTCATCACATGACGCAATCAATGCTCTCGCTTTTCTTTTGAGGAGCAAAACCTCATCAATCCTTTCTGTCATTCTCCGTCCCTCCTTCTGTATGTCAATTCTTCGGTATCTGTCCATGTATCATCGTCATCTTCATCGTCTTCGAAGAATCCAAAAATTGCCGGTAAATCTTCTTTACCACGGAGCTCAAATATATGCTCTTCGTGCAGGAAGTCCTGAAGTTCTTTTGCAGCTTTTCCAAGCTCTATGGCATGGTAATTTTTGTGATTCTTGTCTTTGTATGCGTTGAAGTATCGCATTGTTTCATACAAGCCGTTTGAACACAGCTCTCTGAATTTTTTCAGTTTCTCGATCTGATCATTTGTCATTTTTTAATCCAGATTTTTTGGTTAAAGTAAATAATTGCGTCAACTATTGGATATTCTACACAAGAATCATCCCATTTTACCTCAACCATTGGCTGAGATCTATCTTCAACAACGAGTTCTCCAATCTCATAAATTGTATCCTCATGTAATTTGTGAACAAACTTATCTCCTGTTTTTATATCAATCTTCATGTTTTACCCATTTTTCAACTTGAAAGAAATAGTTTACATCCTCAACTCTTGCGAAAGTGTATCCTTCGCTCCATGTAATTTTAACTACCCCATTTTCAATTGCTGATATTTCTGCAACCTCAAATACAGGATAGTCAAATGGAACAACCTTAAACTTGTCGCCAACTGAAAAATTTAATTGAGATGACATTTTAACTCGGCTTTTAGTTTCCTTGCCTGCTCTCCACGGAATGTCTGTGCATTAGCAAGGAAATAAAGAATAATTGATTTAGCAGAATCATTACAATGATATTCAGTTCCCCAAGAGATAAAGAGCATTGATTGCAAATATGGTAAAGCTGAATAGTGAATATTTTTCCATTCCTCGTGTATGTCTTGAGCTATTTCGCAAATTCTACGCTTACTGGACATTTGCAACCTCCTTTCTCTTTTGAGGATTAACGAGGTCTTCGTATTCTTTTTGAACAAGCATTGAATGAATAAGACATTCTGCATAATTCACAACCTTTTCTGGCATACTACGAATAGAACTAAGGATTGAGTCACTGTGGACGAAAATGAATGTCGGACTACCTGTGTAGCACTGAACGTAGTTAATTGCCAATTTGCGAGCCTTTGAGTAGGCCATACTTTCTTGTTTTGTCATTTTTCTTCTGTTTTGTTTATGAATAGATGTTTAAATGAAGGAACATTTTTAATATACTTGATTTTTTCTGTATGTATTAGTCTTACAAATTCGTCAATAATCTCTTGTCTAAGATATGTGTCCCAGAACATACTTTTTGTATTATGAAAGTCCATCATACCTATAAGATAAGCTATTCCATGCTTATCGTATTTTCTTTGATTTGAGATTAGTTTTATTATCTCTTTTCTTGCTTCTTCCATGATGTTGTATTGTTTCTTCCATGTCTAATATACTCGCAAAAATCGCCAGCATTAAGACCAACTTTTGAATAATCCTTTTTTTGTTTTTCTTTAGAAAGCTTTTGTTTGACTTGGCTCGTTGTCCTTGTTCTCTTTGCCTGCACCAAGCTTTGTTCTCCGAACAGATCTATTTGCGACATAAATATAATTTAGTAGTCTTAATTGCTTTTTAAATTGCTTCGACTGTTCAATTGTTTCAGATGTCTGTGTTCTGTTTTTAAGAATAGCAATTGACTTTTTTAGATTATTTCGCTCCTCGAGCACATAAGACTCATCAAATACATTAATTGCGATAAGGCATTGTCTTAAAAAACCAATTCGTTTTTTCCCCTTTGCATTTAATATATCAGAACGAATATCGTCAGAAGACTTTAACATCTGCAATCCATTTAATCTGAATAACTTGACTAAGGTCTTCGTTTCTTGTTCTTTCAAATTCTATTACGTTACGCATAGGAACAAAACGCAAAAAGCCCTTCAGTTTCAACTCCTCGTGATCTTTAGAGATGATGAAACGTCCAGGCTTTGGAGATTTATCGAGAATGTAGACACGTACATCTCTTTTTTCTTTTGCGGAATCTTCGGCCAATCTCACTGCGAGATCGTCTGTAATAAATCTTGAGTCATGCTGCATATATGTAAAATTTACTGGGTGCAATTTACATATATATATAATACAAACGGCATTTTAACAGTTAAAAAATTGTTAAAATTGTTAAAATTGTTAAAATGGCTTTTCGTCTCTATCTCCGTATAGTCCTCCTCTATTTATTCTTGAAACTTTCCACATTTTTCCATGTCTTGATACTTGTGATGATGACTGAGAAAAACCGAGACTTTCCATCTCTCTTGATATTAATAAAGCACTCAATCTTTGTCTTGTAATGTTTTCGAGCTCTATCATAATATCTGTTGAAGTTAGAGTTTCGTTTCCTTCAGCAAAATACTTTGATATAATTTCTCTTTCTTTATTTACTGTTTCATATCTATCTTTGTTTCCATTAAGATATGGAATATCGAGATGCCCAACCCTCCAGTCAAATCCAGCCTTATAAACATTGAAAGCTTCATCAAATAGATCTTTTTTATTTATTGAATTGTACAAAGATTTATCTATATCGTTTACTTCTATTGGTATTATTCTTCTGTTTCCTGTGTTGTCAACAAGTACTTCGTTATAGTTTGAAGTTCCACAAAGAACTGCAAGTCGAATTATCTTTTCGTTATGATCTGCGTATGGGCGCCTTAGTGAGAAATACTGCTTTGATGTTAAATTCTTTAGTTTTAATGCATCCTGCTTGCTTTTCCCGCCAAGCTCGTCGTCCATTATTATTAGATTTTCTGTCATTAAGAGTTCATCGTCTTTTTCCCTATCGAGTTTTGATTCTGCGTAATATTCCTGAAGTTCTTTTGGAAGCAATCTTCTGAAAAATTCAGTTTTACCTGTATGCTGTTTCCCCAATAAACAAAGTAGTAACGGAGAGTGTACTTTATGAGCAGCTGAAACAATTCCAACAATCCACTTCTTTAAGAAATATCTTGTAAATTCAGGATTTTCATTTTTTATTGTTAATGCAAGTTTATCAATTAATGGTGATTCTATCTCTGGTTGTTCATTAATTTGCATTGGAGGTAGATCTGCAGGAATTCCATCACTTCCCCAAAATTCAAAGAATGGATTATATGATCTTATGAAGTTTGATTTCAAAAGTCTCATCATTAATTGATAGTCAAGCTTTGGCATTAACTTTTTTGCAGAAATAAATATAGAGTTTAGATCAGACTGCTCTAATCTTATTCCATCGTTCTCGAGATATCCATTTACCTCGTTCATTCTTATATTGTAGTTTGCGTCTATGAACATTTCAAGTTGATCTATTATAGATCCATCATCATCACTCGCCTTTATCCTTGAATTTTCATAAACCTTTTCTACAAGATCATCTGCATTATTTATATCAGAGAATTTTGATAGGTTTTCTATTATTTTCTCTTTTGATAATCCTGCCTTTTTTCCAGATCTAACGGTCTTTATTATTTCCTTTGTTTGCTCTGTATATACATCTATTCCGTTTTGCTTTGCAAGGAAATAAAATGTTGATATATTTATCTTTGAGGAACCGCGAGCACGAAGACAAGAGTTGTATTGTTTATCAGTAAGAGATACGCTATATTTATTTGATATTGAAGAAATTCTGTGAAACTTTGATCTTCCATCCTCTCCGAATTGAGATGATATAGCAAATCCGAGTTTAAGCCAATCCTGATAAGATTCGCAAATGTTTATTCCTCCTGTTATTATTTTTTCATATATCTTATCAAAGTCTGTTTTGTTATATACATATTCGACATCATGCTCGTCAGATTTTTTCTTCTTTATGAGCTTGTTAAAAACCGGAACTCCATTTTTTGCTATATAAAGATATGGATCAAAACTTACAACATATGGCTTACTTGCATTTGATCCATTCTGATCGCATACTATAGAATAATTATCAAAAAGATATTTACATATTGACTCAAATGATTCTCTATGTTTATCTGGATCTATTTTGAATAAAGCCCTTAGCCCTCTCCCGGATGTGCTCATAAAAACAGAGTAGCAATACTTATCATTTTCAAGATGTCTCTTTGATGCATTTATATCATCGAGTTCATCTATATCCATAGCTATATATTCGCTATGTATTATAAGTGAATCATCTCTTCTTTTTGAAAAAAGTCCTGATAGTGTAGCTGTTGGCATAGTTCTTTTGAACTCGTCTCGCTCCTTTTTATCTTGTATTGTTCTACACTTATTTACAATATCCTCCCATTCTCCAATTTTTGTTTTTTCAAGGTAATCCTCAAGATCGTACTCTGTATAATTTTTAGTATCGAGCACGCTTTTAAATAAGCTTATCTTTGGCATTAGATTGCATTTTTAAGTTCCTCAAAAGAAAATGATTCGGCCATTGCATGTTTTCTGGAGAGAGAGCCAAAGTTGTATCTTGCTCTTTTTATGTGCCACTCGCTATTTGAAATATCTTTAATTGCTCCATTTTTTCCAGCGAGTGTTTTTTTATACCAGTCAATACAAAGACTATAATAGGCATTGAAATACCTTTCATAAACATCTCCATCAATAACAGTGTTATTCTCGAACATTGAATCAACCACATCTTTTGCTAACTCGAAAAATGTAAAATACTCATACTTTTTTTTATTTGCTCCTATTATTTTATCTATATCAATACCCTTTGTTATCAAAATTGTTTCATGAAGATCCTGTTCTTTTGCAATCTCTTTTATTTTAAACTCGTGACAACACATATCTCCATCTGAATTTGTAAGTGGGCAAATTCTTGTTGCTGCATGAACAATTCCTTCGCAAGATGGACACTCTTTAACAGGAGCTACTCCCTCAGACGGTTTTTCTGGATTATTAAATATATATTCCCAGTCTCTATCATCATTCCAATCTCCAAACTGTGCGCAGTTTCCGCCCATATCTATTATATCAAAGAATTCCTTTCCTTCAATCTTTCTGCTTCCCCTTCCACAGCACTGAATAAATTTTACAAGACTCGTTGTACTAAAGTTTAATATTACGCTTTGTATTGTTGGCTCGTCAAATCCTACAGTAGCTATCATTACATTGCAAAGTATAGCATCTTCTGTTTTGTGGAACCATTCGAGTATATTTTCTCTTTCTTGTTCCGAGCAGTCGGAATCGAGATTTTTTGCATTAAATCCAAATAGTTGAAATTTTTCAGTAACTTCTCTGGAGTGCTCTTTGCTTACATTAAACACAATTGTCTTTTTACCCCTGCAAAACTTCATATAATACTTTACAGTATTGAATATGTGCTTTGACTGCCTGAATTCATCAGACATTTGCTTTTCATTGTAATCTCCCTTTCTTTTATCAATTTCAAACTTTTTGTAGTCTACAATTGCCTTTGGGGCCCTTGTTATATTTTGAGAAAGAAATCCAAGATTTATCAACTCGTTTATCTGTGGACCACAAACTATATCTTTATAATACTTATTTAGTGGATCTTTTTTAGACGATGATATGGGTGTTGCACTAAAACCTATAATTTTTGTTCCAATAAAAAGATGATGAATCTTGTTAAAGTTTGCAATGTGAGATTCATCTATTATTACAAGACCTATTTCGCTAAATAAATTAAGTCTTTTAACAGTGCTTTCTACCATTCCAATGTATATTCTTGAAAGGTGCCAGCTTTTTGTTTCGCTTGTTATTAAATGAGGTTTTATTCCAATAGTTTTTTCTATTGTCCTTGCAGCTTGCTTCATCAATTCTTTTCTGTGAACAAGTATAAGTACGCAGTCGTTATTTCTTGCTATATAACTTTTTGCTATTAGGCAAAACTCTACCGTTTTTCCTCCTCCAGTTGGAAGCTGAACAATAACTTTGTCATATACAGATAATTTATTGGAGAGCAGCTCAATTTGTTCCGTTTGGTATCCTCTTCCAGTCATAATATGCCATTTGCCGACGTTTCACGGCATGTTTCACGCCGTTTTATATTAATTATGTGTTATGTATTGGCCGAAATTTTGGCCGAAATTTTAGCCGTTAAAATCGTTTTTTAACTTCATCAAAAGTCTTTAAAAATAAGGCTTTTGATACAATTGGACTACAAAAAACATCTGCAGATCCATATGGCTGTTTTTTTAGTATAAAAGTTTCCCACTCATAATGCAAAAGAAGATCATCGGCTTCCTTTATTTCATCAAGGAAAGGAAATTCAAAGTTAAACTTTTCTGCAATAATAGACATTATTGAATATTCAATCTCTCCGTAATTTTTAAGATGCCTTTTAACCGGTCTTGGTATATCAATAAGATACGCTTCGCTTGCATCATGAAGAAGTGCGGCAAGTGCATTTTTTCTTGAAACCATTTTTGAACATAGAATACTGTGTTGTGATACAGAGTAAAATTTTTCTATATGACCTCCCCATCTACATTGCATTGATAGTGAATGTGCTATGTCCTCAATATTTACCATTTCTAAAGTTGGATTGAGTACGTCAAAGTAAATTCCACTATATGTTCTTATTGATGAATCTGTTTGAAGTGTTTCTTTTTTCATTTTATAGAGAGTTATGGGAGTGCAAATAAATGCACTCCCATTGATTAATTAAAAAGGAAGATCATCTGCAATATCGTCTGATGCTCCAAGTTTTCCAGATTCAGTTCCTGGAACTGCTTCTGGTTCAAGTCTTGGTTTTGCCCCATACTCTTTACAGTTTCCAAGAATTGGCCCACGCTGGCTTTTATCTTGCTTGTATATTTCGTTAGGTACATCTTGTATAACAAGACCATTTGTCTCGTATTTATCCTGTTCTTCATTATAAAGAACTGTCAAATTGAGATAAACACCTTTCTCGCCAACAAAAAGCCACTCTTTCTTGATTTTATTAACATCAATTTTCAACTTGATAACTTTGTCTGCCATAACATCTTGTTTTTTTAAATTAAACCTATTTTTTATTCGACTAAGATAGAATTTTCCAAAAGATATAGAGCCCATGAAGTCAATAAATACATCCTTTTCTACGTTTTTGTAGACTAACGAATCTCGGTAGTAATTATTGAAATAAATAGTAAGCTCCATTAACTCAGAATCGTACTGAACGAGTTTTATTAGGGAGGACCCCTTTCCCGAAAATTCAAACATTTCATTGTTTTTAGAATAAACGAAGACCTTTTCCGAGATAGTTTTCACAAGCTTTATATCCATCTTCAAAATAAGGCTTGTGTCTTTCTACAATTGTTAAATCAACCTTGTTCTTTAAAGCTGCAACAGCGTGACTATGACTTCCGCCATGAGTATCCAACACTCTCTGGTTTTTTTCCACAAAAGAAAGATGTATTGCATCGTAAAGATAAACAGGCTTTTGTGTTGGATGCCTTCGCTCTTTTTCTTCTTCTATTGTAGATGCATTCCTTGGCCTGCGTATTATCTGTGCGTTCTTATCAAATGTAGTCAATGCGAGTTCTCCATGTGCAAAAGACATCTTATCATTCATCTTGTCCCATGTCAAAAAACACCTTCCATCTGGAACACCAATAACAGGAGCATCTTCCTTTCGTATATCTTTTACCTGGCCAAGATTTGAAACAAAATAGTTTCCACCCCAAACAATTAAGTTACGACACAGATACCATAGCAAGTCCCAGTATTCTTGATCTGGTGTTGCGTTATCCCAATTGCCCATATCATAGTTTCTTACAGTATCTTTTGTTGCCCCAAGATTCATAGATCCAACGCTTATTCCATAAGGTGGATCAACTATTCCTACATGAAAGTATTTGTACATCATTTCATCTCTCATCCATCTCATTAATGCGATATTATCTCCATTAATGAATTGTACATTTTGAAGTTGGCGAACTTCATCTATTCCTTCAATAGTCTGATTGAATCTAATCATAAGGTATTTCGTTTTTGTTTAGAACGTCTTCAAATTCTTTTACCGAAGCTTTTGGTTTGAAGCTTCCACGATTAGCATTAAAGACAAATTTCTTTATAGCCTTGATAGCATCAGAGCCAGCTTCTATTGTTTTCCTTATGCTTTCATTTGCATCAGGAGAAACAACGCCTACGATGTTACCATTTTCATCGTAGATAGCATCATTGAGAATCCTCAGTTTCATCTTCATCATCTATATTTTTGTTATTCAAATTGTTGAGATAGTTTCTACATTCTTTTACACGGCTTTTTATTTTCTCTATACGCTCTTCTTGATAATAGACATCAAATATCCTAACTCTTTCTTCATTGGGGATGTCAGAATAGTTATGATTTTTCCTTATCTCATTGCACGCTTCCTCATAATCATTCTCGGAGCCAACAAAATCATAAAGGAGTCGCTTTTCCTCAAGTTTAATAAGGTGTTCTGGTGTGTCTATTAAAGCATAAACAAGCCTTCCTTTTGGCTTATTCCAAAGCCACATATATCCATCAAGCTGCCAATGGTAAAGTGGCTTTATTGGTTTTGCTGCAGTTCTTGTGAATTGGAATATAGACCAATTGACCTTTGTATCTATAACAATATCTTGACCCTCGAAGTCCATTTCTCCTTCAATAAAGTCATTATATCTTCTTTCACGATTCTTTTGATAAAACTCGCCAGAATATAAAGAGTATAGTGTTATTGCATCTTCCTCCATAAGAGTACCCTTTTCAAGATATTTGCTTTTAACATCCTCTGTTCTACCGTATTTTGATGATGTATAAACATCGCAAAGATGAGTTTTGCAAGTATCTGAAAGAAATGGTCTATCTTTTATTGGGCGAAGCTGATCCATCTTTAAATTAAGCTTCGAAAGTTTTTCCTGAGCCTGCTCGTACTTTTTTGTCTCCTTGTTCATATCCTCCATCTCGAAATAAAGCTTTTTTGCGGCTTCAAATGCTTCGTTGAATTTATCTGCATTTGACTTTCCTTTGGGATCGGCCATTATGTATCCAAGAGATGAGCAGCGAAATTTGAAATTTGAAAAGTCCATTACTTGAGTTTTTTGAAAGCCTCGTCGTAGGCTATTCTGGTTTTGTTTGTTGTAAGTTTTGATTTTAGTTTCTCGAGATCAAGAACGCTTTTTGCAGCATTTATAAGAAGAATCATCCTTTCTTCAGATTTATCTTCAACAACCGGCTTTTGTTGCTGAAGTTTAGATGGCCTGAAGATTTCATCTGGTTTCATCTCTCCGTTGCGAATTGCATTCTCAAACCCAATCAATGCTACAATGTCATCTGCATTAATATGATCAATAGATGCTTTTCCAACAGCACCGCAAATCTCTGCATCTGTAAGATTCATATATGCGTATGTAGTTTTGAAACCATTTACAACAGTGGTTCTGCGTGCCATGAGTTTTGTCTCATCAGAAACATCACCGGCAACTTTCTTTTTTGCGGAATCAAAAACTTTTTTTACTATTCCAGCATCAACTACAGCAAATATGGCATTTCTCAATGCTATTGCGTTTGCGGCATTTGCAGTAATAACTTGCATATCTTCGCTGTATCTTCCAGAACTCCCTACAATTGACTTTTTTATCTGAGTTCGAATTGCAAAGTTACGCTCAAGGTCAAAACAAACTGCTTCAACGGTAACGTGCGTCGAGTCAAAGCCGACTACACGATTCTCTACACGCATATTTCCCATCTGCTGCGCCAATATCTTTGCAAGATGCACAGAAGGCCCAATAATATTTTTACCTCCTTTTTTAAGTGAATAAAAGCAACTGTCGGCTGTTTCGGCATCAAGAGTTACTAAAGTGATGGCGTTCTCAATTGCCCTTCTCAAATCTCTTGGATAAGCTCGTGCTGTTGCTATTTGCATATCTATCAAAGCCTTATCTTGCTGGTATATTTGTAAATTGTTGAGCT